TCTAAGATTACTGGTAAGATGATGAAGAAAAAAAAGAAAAAGAAAAAAGGTAAATTTCCAGATATGTCTGGAGATGGAAAAGTAACTAAGAAAGATATTTTAATTGCACGTGGTGTAATTAAAAAAGGTAAAAGGAAAAAAAGAAGATGAAAAAAACTAGAGAAGATGTCACTAAAGAAATCTTAGATGTAGATTTTGATGATACTACTAAAGCTAAAGTTTTTGATGATGATGGTTACGAAGAAGGTAAGTCTAAAGATAGAGAAACTAAAGTTGCCGAAGTCAAAGATATAACTTCTATGTTAGAATTAAAAAAAATGCAAAGAACAGGTGGTAATATCAGAAAAAATAAAAAATTATTAAATAAAAAAATTTCTGATACTATGACTAGAAAAAAATTTAATTTGCTTAAAGATAAATAGTGGCAAGACAAAAGTTTGTACATTTTGTTCCAAGACCTAAGCCAAAGAAAAGGCCAGGTCGACATAAAAAAGATTTGAACAAACATGAAAAAAGACAAAAAAAACAAACAAGGTATAAAGGTCAAGGACGATGAATTTTAAATGGGATTTAAAAAAAGTTAAAGAAGAACAAAGAAAAAAAGATTCAGCTACAGCTCAATTAAGAGAAAGAAGTAAACAGTCTATCGCTAGACCTAAAGCTTCTAAAAATATTTTATCAAAAGATCCAAGGTTACAAAGAATATGAATGAATTTATTTGTCCAAATGGTAGAATGTCAGTTAATGGTGTTTGTCCTATATTTGAAGGTGATGATGGACAAAAAAAAGATTTTTTAAAACCAAAAACTTTTGATGATAAATTTAGTGAAATAGAAGATATAGAAAAAGATAGAAAAAAAAGTAAATTTTTTGAATTTGATTTTGAAAAACCAACAAAAACAGCTTTTGAAAAAGCTGATAATATAATTAATTCTAATATTAATTACTATAATAATTTTGTAGAAGAAAATTTAGGAATACCTAGTAATGTTCAAAATGCTCTAAGATTTGGTTCATCAGCTTATAGTGCATTTACTGGTGGAAGTCTTATGTCAGTTGCGGCACCTTTTGCAATTCCTTTTGTCTTAGGTGGTGCTCTAAAAAGTAATGAAGAAAATAGAGTTAGAAATATTACTATGAAAGATACTCAAGGAGATGTTATTACTTACCCAACAAAAATTATGAATATTCAACCAACACCACAAGATGATTACAGAGGAGGAGGTCAATATAGCGGTGGTAATACCAAAAGTAGTAGTGGTGGTTCAAAAAGTGGCGGTTTTAGTTCTGCAGAAAGAGGAGCAGCATTACATGGCTAGAACAAGAATAAGACCTAGAAAAAGAACAGGAGATATTCCTAGAAGAAAAAAATATTATCGACCTACTAAAAAAGGTGCGGGTATGACTAGAGCAGGTATAAGAGCTTATAGACGAGCTAATCCTGGTTCTAAATTATCTATGGCTGTTACTGGTAAAGTAAAACCTGGTAGTAAAGCAGCTAAAAGAAGAAAATCATATTGTGCAAGATCATTAGGGCAATTAAAAAGAAGCTCTGCTAAAACTAGAAATAATCCTAATTCAAGAATAAGACAAGCAAGAAGAAGATGGAAATGTTAGATAGATTTATTTATAATTGTTTTGCTAAACTAGATGATGCAATTTCTTTTGTAGAAACTTATGCTATTAAATTTACAGAATGGTGTTGGAAATCAAGAGTAAAAATTTTAAGAAAAAAAAGAAAAAAATAAATGTCTAATAAACCACTTAACATATCAGAAGAAGCAGCAGTGCAAATGCCAATGAAAACGGTTGCCAGTTTGATAATTATTGTGGCACTCGGGACTATGGGTTATTTTCAAATGGTAGAAAAACTTAACCAACACGGCACAAGATTAGAATTAATGGAAAAAGATTTAGAAGAAAATACAGAGTTTAGAATTAAATGGCCTAGAGGTCAATTAGGAGCTTTACCTGCTGATAGCGAACAATTTATGATGATTGAGGATTTATATAAGACTACAGATAAACTTAATAAACATATTGAATCAATGGCTTTAAACAAAGTTAATATAGAATTTTTAAGAAAACAAATGGATAAAGTTTTAGATGATATTGAAAAACTAAAGGATCAAAATAGAGAAATGCATTATAAAAACGGTAATGGTAATGGTTGAAGCAGTTATAGGATTACTTATGTTTGTAAATGGCGAGATAAAAGAAGCTCGTTTACAATCATCAATGGCTGAATGTTTACGAGGAAAAAGAACTGCAGAAAGACAATATTCTGAATCTGTTACATATAAGTGCTGGAAAGGTAAAGCAGAATTAGAAGATAATATTGATGGGTCTCAATCAATTAAGAAAATAATACTAGAATAATTAACTTTTTTGTTTTATATCTTATCTAGGAAAGTATGGTATGAACCAGGAGGTATTATGAAACTATGAAAAAGGGACTTTATGCAAATATAAATGCCAGACGTAAAGCTGGTAAAAGTAGACCAAAATCTAAATCTACAATTTCAAAAAAAGCTTACAAAAATATGAGGAAAGGATTTCCTAAATGAAAACTAAAAAAGAAAAGAAAATAGCAAAGGTAATGAGAGAATATAAAAAAGGAAAATTACCTATTGGTAAATCTAAGAAAAAAGTTAAATCTAGAAAACAAGCTATTGCTATTGCTCTTTCAGAAGCAGGTAAAAAGAAAAAACGTGCTTAATAGAAAAGGATTTAAAAACACTATGACTAAACCTAGAAAGAAAAAAGTTAAAAAACAATATTTAGCTGGAACGTCAGGTGCATTAAGAGCTAAAAGAAAAGCTGCATTGAAAAGATTAAATAAAGATAATAAAGGTTCAGGAGTTTTACCAGGAGATAAAAAAGGTGGTAAATTTGTAGGATCTAAAAAGAAAAGTAAACATAATAAAAAATTTAAGGAGATGTATGGCTAAAAAAAAATCAAGCACAGCAACAGCAATTAGAAATAAAGCAAAAAAAGCTGGTGTATCACCAAGTAAAGTTAGAGCTATTTATAATAGAGGACTAGCTGCATATAGAACAAGTGGTCATAGAAAAGGAGTTAGCCCACAAGCATGGGCTATGGCTAGAGTTAATTCTGCATTAACTGGTGGTAAAGCAGCAAAAGTCGATAGTGATATTTTAAAAGGAAGACGAGATAAAAACAGAAGAGCAGATGGCCGTAAAAAGAAACCTAAAAAGAGAAAAGCTTAATGGCATTAGAAGTAGAATTAGATAAAAAGAAACTTGAATATACAAATGAAGATGGACAAAAAGTTCGTGTAGATATAGATCAAGATTTAACAGAAAAAGAAGAAGAAGCTTTTTCATCAAATCATTATTCTAATTTAGCAGAAGAATTAGAAAATCAAGAAGTTTTGAATATTGGTAAATCTTTAATAAAAGCTTTTGAAGATGATAAAGCTTCAAGAAAAGATTGGGAAGATCAATACTCTAAAGGTCTTAAAATGTTAGGAGTAGTTGTAGAAGATAGACAAGATCCTTTCCCGGGAGCATCAGGTGTTCATCATCCATTAATGTCAGAAGCAGCAACACAGTTTCAAGCAAGAGCTATTTCCGAAATGTTTCCAGCAGGTGGACCAGTTAAGACACAAATAATTGGTAAACAATCTGATAAAAAATTAGAACAAGCTCAACGTGTACAAGACTTTATGAATTATCAAGTTACAAATCAAATTACAGATTATTTTAATGAATTAGATCAATTATTGTATTATTTAGCTTTAGCTGGTTCTGCTTTCAAAAAAATATATTTTGATAATTCTTTAGATAGAATTTGTTCAAAGTTTGTACCCGCAGATCAGTTTGTAATTTCTATGGAAAATACAGATTTAGAAACTGCAGAAAGATATACTCAAGTAATGAAACAAACTACAAACGAAATTAAAAGAAAACAAATTGAAGGATTTTATAGAGATGTACCAGTAACTCAAAATCAAGGAGGTCAAAGTACAGCAGATGTTGTAGAAAAAACTTTACAAAAATTAGAAGGTATGACACCTTCTATGGCAGATAAAATACATACTATTTTAGAAATTCATGCTGATTTAGATTTAGGAGAAGATGAATCTGGTTTAGCATTACCATATATCGTTACAGTGGATTATGAAAGTGGACAAACTTTAGCTATTAGAAGAAATTGGAAAGAAGATGATCCACTTAAAAAGAAAAGAACTTATTTTATTCACTATAAATATTTACCAGGTTTAGGTTTTTATGGATCTGGTTTAATACAATCTATTGGTGGTCTTCAACATGCAAGTACAGGTGCATTAAGAGCTTTATTAGATTCAGCAGCATTTGCTAATTTAAATGGAGGCTTTAAAGCTAAAGGTGCAAGAATTGAAGGTGGTGATATAACAGTTTCACCTGGTGAATGGGTCGATGTCGAAGCATATGGCGATGATCTCCGAAAATCGTTTATCCCTCTTCCGTTTAAGGAGCCATCGCCGACCCTCTTACAATTATTAGGAGTATTAACAGAATCAGGAAGAAGATTTGCAAGTATAGCTGATGCTATGGTTGGTCAATCAGCTGGATCAGGTCCTGTAGGAACTACTATAGCTCTTATAGAACAAGGATCTAAAGTATTTAGTGCAATACATAAAAGATTACATCAAGCTCAAGGTAGAGAATTTAAATTAATTTATGAATTAAATGGAGAATACTTAGATGATGAATATCCATATGATGTTATCGGAGAAAGAAAAACAATTAGAAGAAAAGATTTTAATGATGCTGTAGATGTTGTTCCAGTATCTGATCCTAATATTTTTTCTCAAGCTCAAAGAATTGCATTAGCTCAAACTGGTTTACAATTAGCACAACAAGCACCAAATATTATTGATACTAAAGAAGCTTATAGAAGATTTTTACAATCTTTAAATATTCCAGATTATCAAGATTTAATTATACAAGATGAAGAAACACCTAGACGAGATCCAGTTTCTGAAAATATGGCATTATTAAATGGTAAACCAATTAAAGTTTTTGAAGACCAAGATCATCAAGCTCATATTGCTGTACACCAACAATTTATGATGGATCCTAGATTTGGTGGTAATCCTCAAGCGAGAGAAGTTTTATATCCATTAATGATGGCACACTTAGGTCAACATATGGCATATTTATATCAACAACAAATGCAAGCTCAAGTACCAGAAGGTGTGCCTACTTCGACTGGAGAAATTAATAAAGAATTAAGAGATGAGGATACTGCAGAAGTTTCTATAGAACAAGAAAATAGAATTGCAGTTGCAGCAGCACAAGCAGCGCAAGGTTTAATGGGAAGCATGCCACCAAGTCCGGAACAACAAAAAGAACAAATGGAAATGGCAAAAGATCAAGCAAGTTTACAATTAAAAGCAGAAGAACTTAATATTAGAAAAGCTAGATTTGCTGAAGGAGTAAAAGATAAAGAAAGAACTCAAGCTAGAAAAGATGCTGAAACAAAAGCTAAAATTGTAGAAACAGCCTCTAGAGTTGCGAAAAGAAGTGAGTAATGGTTAAAAAAATAAAAAAAGTTGCTAAAGCATTAAAAAAAGCATCTGCTTTACATAAAAAACAAAGTAAAGTTATTGAAAAACATATTAAGGAAATGAAACGTGGCCGATCCAAAAAAAGGTACAGGTAAAAAACCTAAAGGGTCTGGTCGAAGACTTTATACCGATGAAAATCCTAAAGATACTGTAGGTATTAAATTTGCTACACCAACTGATGCAAGAAAAACTGTTGCAAAAGTAAAAAGAATTAATAAACCATACGCAAGAAAAATACAAATTTTAACTGTTGGAGAACAAAGAGCCAAAGTAATGGGTAAGTCAAAGGTTGCATCTATATTTAAAAAAGGAAAGGAATCAATTAGAAAAAAACATGGCAGTAAAAATAGAAGAAATAAAAAAGGCTAAAAAGTTTTTAGAAAATAATAAAATATCTATTAAGCATGTTAAACCAAGGTTATTTGCAATTGCAGCAAATGGTTTAAAAAAAAATTTTGATGAAACATTAGAATATTTTATGGAAAGAACTGATTATGGAAAGATTAATAATAGCAATAAAAAAGAAAATTAAAGAATACGACACAGATTTAGGTAAAAATTTGTTGTCTAAAGGTGTAGATAAAATTGAAGACTTCA